CGTGGAGGTGCCCGTGGAGGCGCCCGTGGAGGTGCCCGTGGAGGTGCCCGTGGAGGCGCCCGTGGAGGTACCCGCAGAGGTTCTCTCGGCTTAAAAAGTAGCACGGTGTATATATTAGAATGCAAATCTTCGTAAAGACGCTCACGGGCAAAACAATCACACTCGAGGTTGAATCCAGTGATTCAATCGCCAATGTGAAGGCTAAGATTCAAGACAAGGAGGGTATTCCTCCAGATCAGCAGCGTCTCATTTTTGCAGGCAAACAGCTTGAGGATGACCGTACCATGGCGGACTATAACATTCAGAAGGAATCTACCCTGCACCTCGTATTGCGTCTTCGCGGAGGATTTTAAGTGTGAAAATAGTATTAATGGATGACAAAGCCGATATTTTAGATAGGCTTTCAATCCTGGAAATTAAAAAAGAAAGAATTAAAGATCCAAAAAAGTTGGAACATATAGAAAGGGAGTATCAAAAACTTGCAAAACTAACCGATGAACGAAGTGAAGAACTCAAAAATGTAAATACAATAATCTGGAATGTTGAAAATGAGATTAGGAAAAAGGAAAGACAACAATGTTTCGATGACGAATTTATTAGACTCGCCAGACTTGTGTATACATGGAATGATAAACGACATGAATTTAAGTCTAAAATTAATGATATTGAACAAAAGTCTCATGTGTCGTGCAAAACTAAAAAGCCCGAGTTACTCATAATAATTTCACCTGGTTTCGGAGACTCTGTAGTATGTAACGGACTCGTGAGAGAGTTTGTAAAAACTAGAGATGTAATTTTGGGGGTGCACAAAGTTAACATGTTCAATACCCCATATATGTTTAGGGATCTTACAAATATTCAGTATGTTATCGCAAACCAAGAGTCTTCAGAAAAAGAGTTGGTTCAAATTGGAAAAAATGCCAAATGTGAAACATTAATTTTAGGTTATATGAAAACGCCTCATTTATGTTTTCAACTTCCTTATAGGAAAAATTGGGTACGGGAACTATATGAGGACGCAAATTTGGATCCTAATCTCATGTTTGACAATTTTTATGTTCTCAGGGATGAAGAGCGCGAGGAGGAATTTTATCAAAAGGTGATAAAATACCTAGGAACAACAGAATATATAGTTGTTCAAGATGCACCAGCTGCAGGTAAAATAGATCGTAAAAAAATTCCAGAAACTACGAAACAATTCTGCATAAGTAAAGGATATAGCCCCGTTGAGAGTTCTTGTATTTTTGATTATAGATTAGTAATTGAAAGGTCGCAAGCTTATCACGGAACAAATTCAGGTTTTTCATGGGTCGTAGAAATGTGCAAAATAAATGTACCGAAAAAGTATCTTCATATATATCCACCATTTAACAGAGTAGATAATGATACTTATCCTTATGGGTACTACCGCACAGACTGGACTGTGTTTCGTTGAGTCATAAATTTTATTTGTAGTGGATAATGAGTAATATCAAACATATACAAGATAAGGTGTTATTTTTCGGTTTGCCTAAATGCGGTCTTGAGAGTATAGATAATTTTTGTAAAATAAATGAATTAAAGGCTATAGATATCAGTTCGGTATATTTTTCATCAAAAAATATTGAAGATTATAGAAAATTATTTCCAAAATATATATTTTTCATTATTGTTAGAAATCCTTGGCACAGAATAGTTAGCATGTATTTTTACTGGATAAGAAGCTATGAAACTAATAATATGTTTAAAATTGCACTTAATTTAGATAAAATACCAACATTTACTGAATTTATTAAACTTCTTCCAAATATAAAATCACCGGGATGGGGTCTATCAACCCATTTTACGATATTCAACGCCAAAGCAGAAGATTTTGACATTGTAATTAAACTTGAAGAGATAGATGAGAAATTTAAACAGATACAAGACATCTTAGGAACAAAAATACCATTGCCACATAGAAATAAAGGAGACTATGAAGGTTCTTATCAACAATATTACACAGATGAAACACGAGATCTCGTAGCCGGGTATTTCAAGTATGAAATTGATACGTTTGGATACACATTTTAATTTCTTTACATAAATTAATGGGACTGTGTCCAAAGAGTTTTGGTCCTTACTTCTGGGGTGCATTTCACCTTGCATGTCTTGCAGCTGTTGATAAAGCAGCTCTCAAGACATTCATCGAGACATACCAGATGGTCCTCCCCTGTTTCGGGTGCCGTCTTCACTTTTCCCAGTTACTCGCTGAGAAACCCATCCCAGATGTGGATCAGTTCAGATGGTCAGTCGATATTCACAATATCGTGAATGAACGCCTCGGGAAACCAATAGTGACTTACGAGGATGCACTCAAACACTGGTTATCAGGGTGTGAACCCGAGGCTCCAAAACCACTGTTCGACAATACGACGATTATTCTCATGATTCTCATGTCAGCCCTTATATTTGCAATTTTGTTTAAAAATTATCGCAAGTAAAGTTATATGAGTGCTGCGGAAGGTTCAGGCTCTACTATGACCCCAGGACCTACCCCAACCCCGACACCAACACCGGTTCCTGCCCCAGAACCCGTTATGGAATCCACACATGAAACTCCGCATTCGGAAAACCTTGGAATGACTGTAGGACTTCCTATATCGGCATGTATGCTCTTGATTTTTAGCGCTTTGATCAATTCAAAACTTCGGAACAGTCCAGTTACTGCTATTCAAACAAAGGCTGCGGGTTTGTTTGAGAAATTCGCTATCGGTGGTAAGGGCGGTCTTATTCTCGGACTTATTGTACTTGCTTTAATTAATGGTCACTCGTCATATGTAAGAGATCATCCTAAGCAATTTATGCAGGACAGTTTTGCAGTCGCAGGGTTTGGTGCAATTGCAGCCGGTTGGCTTACATTTACACGTGGTCGCTCTGATTTATTTATGAACCACTTTGTGTTTGCCCTGATGCTCTTTTTCTTGTATCACGTGTGCCGTGAATTTGCCGGATATTTCACTGTTTTCGGAAATGATAAAATGTCTGATCAGGAAAAGAACCAACAGAACGTCTTAGGTTTACCAATTGTCATCGTCGGATTAATAGGCTTCGTAATTGCTATTGGCTTGGCAGTTGTTGCACACGTTTCACCAGATTTTTCGACGGGTATTTTACAAACATTTGCAGGAACCCCCGCTGCTCTCATAATCGAAACAATTGTATTCGTGATGATCGTCACAATTGGTGAATTGATTGTAGCGAAGAACAAACAGGAACCACTTGCAGCAGCAGCTGGAATGAGCGTAGCTTTATTCACATTTGCCCATTTGGTTCTGCAAGGTGGTGGATTCTATGAACATTTGTATTCAGCACCTCCCCCCTGTATCAGCTAAAGAGACAAGTCGTAATTTCACAAACGATGAGCTATGAACGGCTCACACACGTTGAGCATATTCTCAAGCGTCCCGACACTTATGTCGGATCCCTCGCTCCCGAATCTTCCTCCTATTGGATTCGAGACGGGGACAATTTCAAGCTTTCTGAGCTTTCTGTTTCACCTGGGTTGGTGAAAATATTCGACGAGGTTCTGGTCAACGCCATCGACCAGTACTCGATGCACCCCAAAAAGGTGAACAAGATTGAAGTCGTGACGGGCAAGGACTTTGTTTTTGTCCGAAACTACGGCGTATCTATCCCAATCAAGAAGCACGAGACTGAAAAGGGAACGGACGGAAAGCCCATCTGGATCCCCGAACTCATCTTTGGGCACCTTTTGACCAGTTCCAATTATAATGACGACGAGCAACGCGTGACAGGTGGTCGCAACGGGTACGGTGCCAAGTTGACCAACGTGTTCAGTTTGAAATTTAATATCAAAATTAGTGATGGTAAGAAGATTTACATGCAAACTTGGACCGACAATATGAGCAAGGTTGAGCCGCCAGACATCGTCACCTCTCCAGACAAAATCTGCCCGTATGTGTCCATCACTTTTTATCCAGACTGGAAGCGCTTCGGTGGTCCGGGTGACTTTGCCAAGCTCGTGGAGAAACGCACATGGGACGCGGCTATGTGGTGCTCCAAGGCTCAGGTATATTTCAACCGGGAATTGCTCAAGACTCCCAGCCTCGAAGACTATGCCAAGATGCATGGTCTCGCGAATGTATCCAAGATGCACACCGACAACTTTGACGTGGTCATAGGACACTCTCAGTCCGGTGCTTTCCAGCAGGTCAGCTTTGTGAATGGCATCTCCACCACCAAGGGTGGAACTCACGTCGATAAGATTACCAAGTTAATTTGCGACGAAATTGCTAAAGACAAGCGATGCTCGACGCTTAAACCAGCCCAAATCAAGTCGTCACTCTTTGTGTTTGTGCGAGCCGTCATAGTCAACCCCACATTTAGCAGTCAGACCAAGGCTGAGTGTACTTCAAAAATTACTGAGACCATTGATTTTAAACCAAAATTCATCAAGGATGTCCTGGCGACGGGTGTCTTGGAGGATCTCCTGTCCAAGGGACTCTCCCAAGTCGACAAAGAGCTCAAGAAGACAGACGGGTCCAAGAAGGCGCGCATTTCGGGAATTCCTAAGCTCGATGATGCTAACTGGGCTGGAACTCACAGGTCTCATGAGTGCACGCTTATTATTACCGAGGGTGACTCGGCGAAAGCTCTTGCCATTGCTGGTCTGAGCGTTGTAGGACGCAATGCTTTCGGCGTATTCCCACTGCGGGGTAAGCCGCGAAATGTTCGAGATGCTTCTGTAAAACAAGTGACTGATAATGAGGAATTCTCCAACATGAAGAAGATCCTTGGGCTCCAACATGGTAAGGTCTATAATTCTCTGAGAGAATTGCGGTACGGGCGTCTCATGATTATGACAGATGCCGATTTGGATGGGTCACACATCAAGGGTCTGGTCCTCAACATGTTCCACGTGTACTGGCCGAAACTCATCGAGTTGGGTTTTGTGGTGTCTATGGTTACCCCAGTTATCAAGGCGGGGAAAACCTGGTACTTTACGGAAGAGGCTTTCAGGACTGCGCACCAGGGTCAGTCAGCTCCGCCGGCTGGAACAAAGTACTACAAGGGTCTGGGAACCTCCACGAGCGCAGAAGCCAAGGAGTATTTCAAGCAAATTGACCGCCTCACGGTCGCTTTCAGTTCGGATGCACGCGTTGACGAGTCTATGCGTCTTGCGTTTGCCAAGGCTCTTGCAGATGACCGCAAGGAGTGGCTGACGAAGCACATGGCGTCTCCACCTAAGGAGATTCCATATGGTACAGTCAAGACTCTCTCTGTCAGTGATTTCGTTCATCGCGACCTGTCCAACTTTAGCGCCGAGGACATTAAGCGATCTATCCCACATGTTTCAGACGGTCTCAAACCTTCCCAGCGCAAGGTGATTTACGCCTGCCTTAAGAAGAACCTGACGTCTGACATGAAGGTGGCGCAGCTGGCAGGCTACGTGGCTGAACAGACGGCGTATCACCACGGCGAAGCAAGTCTCCAGGGAACAATCGTGAACCTTGCCCAGAACTTTGTGGGTGCAAATAATCTGAACCTCCTCGAACCATCTGGGCAGTTTGGAACTCGTTTGGCAGGTGGGAAGGATGCTGCGAGTTCCAGGTACATCTTCACCCGACTTGCTCCTCATACGAAAACCATTTTCGACCCTTTAGACAATTCTGTTCTAAAATATGTTGTGGATGATGGTCAGCATGTTGAACCTGAGTTTTATTCACCAGTCATCCCTATGATTCTCATCAATGGCGCCGAAGGTATCGGGACGGGCTTCAGCTGCTATGTTCCGCCGTTTGATGCAGAGGCTGTGAAGCACAATATTTTGTGTGGTCTTGAACAGGTTCCAATGGTTGCAATGAAGCCTCACTTCAAGGGATTTAAGGGCAAAATTACAAAGACAAAGGATCACACATGGGTCATGGAGGGTATCGTGGAAAAGGAGGGGAGCCAGTTGCACGTGAAGGAGCTTCCACCTGGTCGGTGGATCCAGGACTTCAAGGAGCACCTGGACGATCTGGTGGACAAGGGTACGATCCAGAAATACGAGAATCACTCGAGTGAAACGACACCCGACTTTCGCATATGGGGCGGAGAGGGTTTGGAAAACCCTATCCGGGATCTCGGTCTGACCAAGACTATTCACACGAGTAACATGTACCTCATCGGACCGAATGGAGCTGTCAAAAAGTACAATAGTCCAGAGGAGATTCTCATGGAATATATGGAGATTCGGATCGGCACGTACAAGAAACGCAAGGCGCACCTCCTCAAGCAGCTGGATTCTGAGATTCAGTGGTTGAGTGAAAAGGCGAGATTCATAGGGTTCGTTATCAACAAACGAGTTCAGGTGCTGAACGTACCTTTGGAAGAGATTAGGGGACAACTTCGAGCTGAAAACTTCAAAGAGGAAATTTGGTCAAAGCTCCTTGATATCAAGACTTATCAGTATACGCGAGAGGAGGTTCTCAAGCTCAAGGACTTGTGTACTATGAAAAACACGGAACGCGAGCAACTCAAGGCAACAACTGTGGTCCAAATGTGGAAGAATAATCTGAGTGAGTTGTAGAGAGGATGTCAGGGATACAACGAGAATCCCAAAAAGCATTCGAAAATTTTATTCAATTGGAGCGAAGAGTTCAGACAAAAGCTTTGGACTTTTTTCAAGATTTATTTAGTAAGAAAGGCGTCTCAAAGCAGCCTACAGACCTGCAGCCTACAGACCTGCAGTCTGCATCTCCGGAAATAATTGCTCAGGCTACACAGGCTGCTATTGAAGCTACTATTCCGTTAGTAGAAGAAACTCCAGTTATTCTTTCACCAGTTGATGTGGACGGGTTTTATAAAGTAACTGGTCCTCAAGAGGTGACATTTTATGCTACTACGAACGCATTTACATCGACACAGGTGAGTGTTGGATGGACTGCCATCGGCATAACTGGAATTGTGGGTCAAATCCAAGTCACTGGGTACAGCAACGCAAGCGGAGTTCTTGATAACTATGGTTCGTACCTTTGGTCATTTACTCTTCAGACAGACACGGACCAGTCAATTGAAGGAGTGCAGTATACAACGGGAGCTATTCTTTATCCGCCGGGAAAGGTTCAATTTGTTTCCAAAAAGGTGAGTGCCCCCTTGTATGGTTACTATACAGTAAATCAAGGCGTTGTTAATTTTATTTTTTCTGTACCACCCCCGCAGGGAACAGGGAAAGGATGGATTGTGGAGAATCTTCCAGGGATAACGATGCCTCTGAGAGTCGTTTCTTATAGTCAGGGAATTAGTGATTATAACTCGGCAATTTTAGAGATTATAGATGATAGTCCCGCGCCTAAGATTGATGTCCCAGTTTATGTCAAGGGTTATCCTGCGATTATCCATGAAGCATATTACACAAACACCATTGTCCCTGGTAATTTCACGACGATATCATACGACCCCAAGGGGGTAGTAATTTTGAACCAAAATATAAAAACAGGAAACTCAGCTCCTCTCAGGGACTTGAACACTGGTATACCATGGGACCCCCCTCCTGTCCAGCTTTATATAGACAAGAAAGACCGGGGGTTTTCTCAGGGGTCTGTGCTTGCTTTATCAGCAATAGGTCCTCAGGACACGTACTTGTTGAGTAACGACTATGCCAATTCACAATTTTCATCACTTTTCAAACAATATACCAACTTTGTGATGTTCCAGCGTGTCACACCTTTTCCACCACCTAATCCCTCATATCAGGGAAATACCCTTCAAATTGAGTTGCGCCCTACAGAGCTGGGTCACTTACTTTCGAACATGTACCTTCGCGTGAAGATGCCAGCCCTGAAAGGGTATGTCTACTCTGACCATATAGGAAGAGCGCTCATCAAGCAAATTGATCTCCTGGTCAATGAAACAGTCATCGAGACTTTGTACGACGATTGGTACATTATTCGCGATCAACTTTTCTTGGACGCCGATGAACAAAATGGAGTTTTTGCAGCAGTTGATGCCCAGTCTAATATTTCCACACCCGTTATCGGAACAGGAGGTGTCATAAATTCAAACATTTTATCGAATACGATTCACACCTTTACGACGAATGGTACGTTCACAATCAACACAGCCTCACAGGTGAACCTCCTCGTGGTGGGTGGCGGCGGTGCTGGATCTAACGGTCTTTATATAACTACAAACTCTTCAAATATTTACTATAGCCCTGCGACTCCCACCACTCTCACAGTTTCCCTTTCGTCCATGCTTGGCGCAGCGGTTGGTTCAAACACGGCGATCACTTCTAGTAAGTGGTCAGCAGCACCTTCATGGTCTAATATCGCTTCAGTTTCTGCGTCGGGTGTGACTCTCAATCTCGGTACTGCTCCTACATGGGGTTCATTCTCAACAGGAACTTCCAGGATCACAGTTGGAAGTAACGTGTTTACGGGAACTTCTACAAATCTTACAACTATAAATCCTACAACTACACCAGCCATAACAGTTTCGCCTGCCGCTTCGTCGGCACTCGTTGGTTTACCAGCCACCTTCATTTCCTCAAATGTACAATTTAGTGGGACGGTTTCGGCTGCCAACTCGTCTACCATTACAATCAACCCTGTGACTGGAATTCAATGGATTATTTTACCTTCCGGTCTAAACATGACTATTTACAATGCTATGGGAGGAGGTGGTGGAGGAGTCGTAAACCAGTCTGTGTTTTTGCTCCCGGGGACGTACTCGGTGAATGTAGGAACTGGGGGAACTCAGGCAAGTCCAAACGGGACCACCTCAAGTTTCAACGGGTACATAGCTACAGGTGGGTACGGAGGTGCGTACGGCGGGGCGAGTGGGACTGCTTACACGTCAAACTCCCAGTTTATGTATTCGAGCAACACAGCCTTTGCGTCCGGTGGTGGCGCGGGTGGGCGTGCAAATGTGACAACTGGCACGGGAAGCTCTGCATTCACGACCTCGGGTACACTAGGACGTGGCGGTGTGGGAGTTTTGTATAGTAACGCGGTTTATCCGTACACGGCGTCTTACTTTGGAGGCGGCGGTGGGGGTGCCTCGAACACATCTATTACGGGAACTCTCGCAACTCCCGGTGGATCAGGTGGAGGCGGTGCCGGTTCGAGTAACGTCACTGGTTTCTCTGCACAAAATACTGCGGCAGTTAGCGGAACCGTGTACACGGGCGGTGGAGGCGGAGGCGCGTTCGGGACAACTCCCGGGAATGGCGGTTCGGGTGTCGTTGTCTTGTCGTACTCGGCATATGCAAACGTCGTCCCAAGCTCGGATATTATTACTCCACTAGAATTCTTCTTTTGCCGCAGACACTCTGCAAACAATAAGGCGCGTGAGCGACTCCGGCGCCCTTACTTCCCTCTGTGCGCCATGTGGAATCAGCGTCTCTACGTGCGCTTTACATTTCAGCAAAATACTTGGTGGTGTAATGCACCTGTAGGCAGTAAAATGGATATTTATTCACCAGACACGACAAATTTGCCGACCCTCATCACAGAAGAGATTCTCCTCAATGACGACGAGCGACTGTACTACATGAACACGCCTTTAAAGTACCTCGTACCCAAAGTTCAAAAAGAGTCAACCCTGTCCTTTTCGGGCAACAATCCTCAACTCGAGTTGACTGCAAATTTCCCTGTTCAAACATTGGCATGGTTTTTTAGAAATAAGAATTATGAGGATGTGAGCGATGGGCGTTATTCAGACTCGCGGTACAGTTATGGTTATACAACACAGTACATTGCTACTGGTCTTCAGCTTCAGTTCCCCTCAGGCAATTCCAATTTTGTTGATGTGATTAGTACAGCAAAAATCACGTTGAATAACGTTGATATTCTCAGTACTTTCCAGGGGTCTCTTTATTACTCGTTCAAACAACCACTTGAACACGGGTTGTCTATACCATCTAAAAACATCTATACATACTCGTTTGGGCTCACTCCAAAAGAGTACAATCAGGGAGGGTATCTTAATTTTTCAAAGTTAAATTCACAAACAACTAATCTTTCACTCACATTCAAACCTCAATATACAGCGCAAATTACGCAGGGATACAATTTGTATCTGTTTTATTATGGGTACAATCTTCTGCAATTTCAGGGTGGTTTCGCAACAACTCCTTTTCAGTAAGGATATAAGCGATGATACCATTAGAAATTGTCCATCTAATAAAATTGAGTTGGGCGACGGTTGTTGTCAGTCCCTTGAACTCTATACGCTCGGTTCGACAAAAGGGGTCGAAAAGCTTTTTACTGTACCCGTCAAGGCTCGACTTGTATGCCACGTGTACAGTAAACATCTTACCGTTTGGGGCAGTGTAGGTTACCTGCTTAGCCTTGCAATAATTGGTGACAAACCACTCGAGTTTGCGAAGAGAAATACCTTTCCGATGTTCCAAAATATCAAACAACTGTTCTTGATTTTTTGGGTCATCAAAAAAACGTTCGAGACTCGACAGCAAAAGTGTAGACTTGTTCATTATTCTAATTAGGTTCTAAAGCCTTAAGTGTTCAAGTCCGAAGGACCGACTGAAAAGTCTTTCAGACTTACTAACTTTCCCAAGGAGCTTTCACACGTTCAATTTGTTTCAAGACGGGTGGAGGGATCTGACTCTGGTGAAATCCGCAGTACCCATTCTCCTTTGGCTGTTTCATACAGCGTTTCTTACTCTTGAGAATACCTTTACAGAATGTACACTCCACCTTGGCAGAGTCTTTCATGAGTTGTTCAACTGGAATATCATACGTCTTGGAAACAAACTCGAGGGCACTTACGAGTCTGAGATTGACCCGGCGAGACACCTCCTCCTCGATCAAGTCGAGAATCTGTTGTTCCATCTTACTATCTATACTGTTGAAACTTTTAAGACCAGTTGCACGGCGACTGTGATTCTTTTTTACGGAACAGTTCAGGGAGCTCCGCTCCCGTCGGACTAAAGTCCTCCTGCGGAACTGACTTTTAACCCGAAACGGGTGAGGAATGCTTTGCGCGCCTCCATCTCAGATGTGCTTGTTGCTTTGACCATGAATTTCTTGTCAAAAATCTGGTCAGCACTCACCAACGGTTCCAAAAGATCCTGAACTGGTTTTTTGAATTGGTTACTAAAATAATAGTCGTAATCGATTGGTATTCCCTTTTCACGGACCCATGCGGGGTCCTCCGCCTTTTCGTACATTTTACCTGACCCTTTGATAATCACAAAGGGGACCCTGTCGCCTTGCTGAGGCTCCGAACCTGGTGCACGCGCCCTCGTAGCATTTCGTACTTGAACATGAGGTAGTGGAACTGCATTAGAAACCTTTTTTAGTTGTTGCGAAAATGGAACGTTTTTCAATAGTATTTTTTCAATAATCGCCTCGTGCTGAAGTTTATATTCACACGTTTTAAGAAGATTAAGTAAACTCTGCTTTTCATCTCCTGAAACAAACTTCATACCTTGTGTTACAGCGTCACGCTCACTAGGACCTATTGTAATTTTATATCCATCAGCGAGTTGCTTACTCATCAAGAGCTTTTCCATAGGCACCTTGCCATTCATGAGGTCCCGGGCAGCTTCCCGTGCTGACTCAATCACAGGGCGTGGATCGCTCGACTCAAGAACCATTCCCAGAAGCTTCTTGAGCGTCTCGCGAACGAAAGGACAACTGTCGCGTCTGACCACCTGCAAACCCTTGACGTCAATCTTTTTGAAGGCGATGGCACCCGCCTTGTTTTTCTCATACATCTTGGCTGCATACCGCTTTTTCGAATACAGAAAGTACGGGCAATATACCTTTTCGAGTTCGAGATCGTTTGGCGCCTTGAAAAGTTTCGTACACTGTTCGGCAGCTTGTTCGCCCAGTTGCCACGAGTAATCGATCGCCTCTTGACCCTTGCGTCCCTGAACATCAAACTCGACCATTACTGAGTCAGTGTCCCCGTACCGCACCTTGGCACCCTGAAAGTGTTCCTCGACATAATTCTTAGTCTCCTCAATCATTTGTCGTCCGCGCATAGTAACCGTGGATGCGATGGCGACGCACGGAAGCATGCCCTTAGAAGCCCCGGTAAACCCATATATTGAGTTCATACTAATTTTGTAAGCAAGTTGTTGACCATTATAAACCGCCTCCATAGACGTCCCTTCTGCCGTAGCCATCAGTTTCTTCGCTTTTTTGCGAAACGCCTTGAGGTCCATCAAGATGACGGGCAGGAGTGAAGGTGCCGGCGCCTGCGCAAACCTGTGCGGTCCAAACTGCTCATACGTCACTCCTGGAAGGTTATCGTACTTGGGGTCCATGACGAGCGTCGAGTAGCACAGATTCTCAGCGCACATGATGCTTGGATACAGCGATGCGAAATCAAGTGCTGTAATAGGTCCATAGTACGCACCCGTCTGCGCCTCGAGCACCGTCGCGCCTTCGTACCCATCAGCCCCAGGACCTCCTGAACCGTACTTGAATGTCGGGATAACAAAGTTAAGTTCTCGAGCTTTCTTTGCCATTTGAGAAAACACCTTAATTTGCTGTCCGCGCTCACTCAAGTATGCCAAGGGAACCCAACACGCCTTTGCCATCTCAACCTGGTTCTGAATCTGACAAAGCTTTTCCATGAGTGCGTGTGGCAACTCAGTATCCTTGATACAGTAATCAGCCACCTCCCCCAGTTTATCAGCATTACCCTCGGCAAAGCGCGCAAACATCTCCTTGGGAGGCATATCCAGCTTTTGATCTTTCAGAAAGTGTTTGGACACGTTATTCAAAGAGTAACTCTCAAGTTTGTGCTCACGCTTCACATCCTGAAACAGGTCAAACACGTACCGACCTTTCATGGGAACCATCTTGAGCATGTTGTTCCCGAGCGCGCTCGAACTCAGATTCTTTTCGACAAGTTCAACAGTCTCTCCCCGGACCCGACCCCATACGGGCGCGAGCCCACAGTGAATCGTCGCCCGAACTAACAGATATTCCAAATCGAACCCAAAGATGTTCCATCCTGTAATAATGTCTGGATCTATCTTTGCGAGATGCTTCTGAAAAGCTTGCAAAAGTTCCTTTTCAGTTGCAAACCAGTCAAACCCTGCCGTTTCCTTGAGACACAGACACTTGCGGTCGAGATATCCCTCCTTCCCAAACTCCTTTGTGGTCATAGCAATCTGGAAAACAACATCCTTAGGATTCTGGGGATCTGGGAAAGCTCCCGTACTCGAATAACACTCGATATCGAACGACATGATTCGTAGAGGTGCCAGGTCGTCCCTCTGAATAGGCTTGATATAGTGCCAATCGGGTGCCCAGAGGTTAATCTCACACAGAGTCTCTGAATCAGGTTCGCAAATTCCCGGATCTATCCAGCCGGTCGAGGAACACCCCGACACGTGCATAAATCGTAAGACCGGGTCTATGTTCGACTCGTAAACTCGCGCGCCTGCAAGTTCGGGAAACTTGTTATTTTCGATGCACCACGCACAGTTTCTGATTGCTTTGTGCGTCTTGAATTCCATTTTTAGGAACCGTGAAAGTTCGCCATTCTGGAACCCCCACAGATCCTTTGCATTTTGAACTTGACACGATACGAGTCCGCGCCAAAACAGACTCTTCACGGTGTCTCTCGGTGCATCCGTACGAATGTAACAATACGGGTTAAACTTTGTTCCAAGAGAGACTGATTTTCCATCTTCAGAACGACCAAAGATACGGAGAGTATATTGGTCGTCCTGGTCTTGTCCGCTCCAGGCAACCGCCTGAAACGGGACCATTCCGTTATTTTTAATACTATTTTATCCCTTAACTAAATACCCGTCGCCCCAAAACCACTGGCTCCACGCTGAGTATTCAGAGGTGTGTTCTCGGTCGGAATCTCAACCACCTCCACCTCTGTGAAATTCTCGAGGATGAGCTGAGCGATCCGGTACCCTGGGCGAATCACAAAGGGCTGCTGAGAGTCAAGGTTCTGAAGAACCACCTTGATCTCACCCTGATAATCTGGATCGATCACGCCTGCCAGTGTGTCCAGACCGTGCTTCACGGCGAGTCCAGAGCGAGGTGCAATACGTCCATAAGTTCCTGGCGGGAGCTGAACTGAGATGCCGGTGGAGACAACCACACGGCGACCTGGTAGAACGACATAGTTGTCAGTGCTGAAAAGGTCGTAGCCAGCAGCACCCGGAGTCGCGCGGACTGGAAGTTGAGCATTTGGATTAAGCTTGATAATATTGAGCGCCATTGTAATTTTACCACGTGACATGGCTTTAACACGGTGGAACGAGTTAGAGAAATGAACTGTATAATAAGAAATGGCATTCAAGTCTCTACTCCTGGATATTGACGGTGTTATCGTGCGTGACAAGTTGCTCTTGTCTCACGTAAAAGAGAATTGCGTCAACTATGTTGCTTCAAAGTTGCCAGAGTCTAAGAATCCACGTGAAACAAATAGGCAGCTATACCTTTCTCACGGACACACGGCTCGCGGTCTGAATATGGTTTTTAAAATTGATACGAGTGATTTTAACGAAAAGGTTTACGACAAGCGCCTCATGGATCACTTGGCTGAGGTCATATACGGAACCGAGTTCCAGGAGGAGGCGAAGGAGATTCACGAATTGACGCAGAACGGCTGGAAGGTGACGCTCTTCACAAATTCTCCGATGGAATGGGCAGGACAAGTTGCTCGTGCGATCGGTGATGAGGTGTTTGTTGCGTGTCCCGGGGACTTTATGAAACCCGAGGTACCCATGTATACTCAGTTCCCTAATCATCATACTCACATTTATGTCGATGATTCTCTTAAAAATATAGGAACAGCTCGTTGGTTGCCAAATTGGCAGTGTGTTTATTTCAACGAGGGTGAAAAGGAACCTCGTCTGTGGTGTCCTCAAGTGGACAATATGTGGGAACTTTTGCTGTACATCAACTCAGTCGACCAGTGGATCGAGGATAATCATCTCAATTAGAATTATATACTTAGAAAAATTGCGCGTAAAATAATTAAATGGCTGAGCTCAATGTTGATATTCTTGAGCTCATCCAAAAGCGTATGGTCCAGGGGCGTGCAACTTATGGGCACGGTCTAAAGGAGGATTCGGGATACGATTGGGTCAAAGAGGCGCTCGAGGAGGCGCTCGATCTTTCAATTTATCTTTCGGCGCGTCTCGTGGAGCTTCAGCGTCGCGAGGCGCGCAAAGTATGGGGCGACGCCATGACTGACGAGGAACTCAAGAAATGGGTCGAAATGAAAAACACATATAAACCAGGTACAGATGATCCCTCAATTCCCAAGGGCGCGACAGTCACGCGTGAGTGTTGTCCAAAGTGTGATAATATAATCGTCGGAAAGACGGATACAGGAAGTATACAATGTTCACGCTGTACCTATGAGTGGTGGGCTTAGTGCCATTTTAACATCGATCTCTTCCAAATATCCGCCATGAGCTCACGCTCAGGTGAATTTGGTGGAAGTTTGTTATAAATTCTGGAAAATTCACTTTGCAGGTACCACGCTGTCGTTGCATCGTCTTTCTCAATCAGACGTTCCATGATTTCAATCATATCTTTGGCTTCGTAATCCATTTGGTAATCAACGCGTCGTGTTTTTAACACGTGCGCCCATTGAGAGCACTTAACTTCACAAATAAAATTAAATGTATCCTTGGGATATAGGAACACATCAACCAGCACTTGAAAGTGTAAAGTATGCTTTTTCGGGTTCAGTGTTAGATGTTGGTTCAGGACTTTGTAATAATTCTATATGGATATCCAGTTTACCAGATGTGACGAGTGTCACATGTGTAGAACAATCACCTGACTCAATAAAAGAAGCAACTAAGAAAGTAAGTTCCAAAATTTCCATCATACTAGGCGACATACATAAACTTGCAAATTCTATAGGAAGTTTTGATACATTATTGGACTCGGCATTTTTTCATTGTATAAATGAAAACAAACAAAAACAATATTTAGAAGTTATTACACCATGTATAAAAATTGGAGGAAGATATGTCATGTTAGTTTCCAGTGATACTAACCCAGACCCATGGGAACCGCCACTACCACAACGGATCAACGCAGACTATGTATCTAAAATGTGGTCTTCTATGGGGTGGAATATAGAATTTATATCAACAGATAAATCCTATAACCTCAAATTTAAGAATTACAACTTTATAAATGCGCTACTTATGGTTGCTACGCGCGTCCAATAAGCTCACTTAAGTTCACAAGTAAAATCAAATGACTGAGGAGTACATTCATCAGCCTATGATCAAAAAATAAGGCGTCCAGTTTCGCCGTAAATAATACAGACCAATAGTAGATGCAGTGCCTTTGCAATCAAGACTTGCTTTACGTCATATTGCCGTACTTCAACTTTTGCGAATTCAAAAAACGTAAACAACTGTTTATTGAATTTGTAAATAGAATTAAAAATACCCCAGGAATCAGGATCGTCGTTGCCGAGTGTGGTGATTCCCTCCCTAAGCTGGGTGTTTGGAAACACCTGAAAATCAAACCAGGTGATCAGATGTGGATAAAGGAACATCTTGTCAACTTAGCTGCTCATGAGTTACCTAGAAACTGGAAGTACATAGCGTGGATAGACGCTGATATTACATTTTTAAATGAAAATTGGGTAGAGGATACGATCCAGGTTCTGGAACTTGCAAACGTAGCCCAGATGTTCCACTCGGTCATAAACCTCGGACCGAATGGCGACCCTATCAAGACGGACAAAAGCTTCGGGTACATGGCGCGCGGGAGTAATACGCCTTATTTAAAGACGGACAAGTATGGCTTTTGGCACCCAGGATATGCCTGGGCGTGCACACGCAAAGCGTTTGAGGCTATGAAGGGTCTGATCGATTGGGCAATTCTTGGATCGGGTGACAGACACATGGCGTTGGCACTCATAGGGAAAATCACAGACAGCTGTCCAGGGAATGTTCACCCAAATTATAAAAATCTCTTGATCGAGTACCAAGATCGCGTGAAAAACCTTTCTTTGTCGTGGGTTCCTGGAACCATCGTACATCATTGGCACGGATCCCTAGCAAATCGCAAGTACAAAGAAAGGTGGGACATTTTAACTAAAAATTCGTTCGACCCTCTGAGTGACATGGTCATTCGGCGCGATGGGCTCTTGCAATTTTCGGATAAAGGAAAGAGACTCGCCGAACCCATATCCAGATACTTTTTGGAACGCAAGGAGGATTCCTGATAAAAATAAGACAACTCTAAATAATATGGAGGAGGAACTATTTACAGTTGTTAGGGTAAAAACCGGTGAAGAGTGTGGTGAAATAGGGTTTCCACCTGATACACGCCCGCTAAAGCGTCATAAGCCAAACCCTCTTGGCGAAGATATGTACCTCTTACCAGATGGTTCAATCAAGAAAGATGAAGATCTGATTGTGTTTTTACAGAGGACATGGAAACATAAGGCGTATACGCCAGGTACTGGGTCCATGTATCTAAAAACTCTGTCGAGTTTTACTTGCGCAAATTCTGGTCAGGGTCAAAGCGGGTAGCGTACCACGCCTTGGGTGCCTTTTTCTTGGTCACGAGGACGTACTTGTACACGCGCGCCACTGCCCACTGAGGCGCAGTGGCACCCGGGCGACTCCCACCCGTTTTCCACGCCTTGAGTCCGCGGTTATACACGGTATTGAGGGTGGATCTTGAGATGCCCGTCTGTCTGGAAATAGCATTCTTATTAAACTTGAGTCCCGGGTACGTTTTGTGAAACAGTAAGGTCCACTTGGACTTTTTGCGCGTTCCGCCTGCATTGGAGCGTCCGAGGGACAGTTTCGAGTACGGGACTTTTCTCCGTTTAAGCAGTTCCTTTTCGCGTGTGAGTTTCATAGATTTACTCAGACCCGAGAAGTACCTTTCAGGCCAGGTGAGTCTCACCTGGATGTGTCTTGGATGCCGCATCCTATTTCTTTATACTATTATTTTCAAGGTCTGGGTCCCAGACCGATGTCCTCGTTGGTTGGGACGCACCCGCTGCCAGTAGGCATGTATCCTGGAGAGCAGAATATGTCAAACTTGGCAGATGGAGCACTGGGAGCGAACAGCTTCATGAGGACGGCAAGTGCCAGGATTGTCAGAATCACAATAAAAGCAGTCTTCATTTGTATTCGCAAATATTAATTTAATAGGAAGGATCCATCAGGTGCTTGTAGAAGACGGCGTTTGCCTCCGATGCTGGGGACATCTTGGGCGAATACATCTCTGGAACCTTGGAATCGGTTGAGATGCCAGCTTCTGAAGAAGACTCGCCGATGGGCATGCACTCTGTGCCTGAAGCTGCCCAAGGTGCGTAGTAGTACCCCAGAGGGCACTTCTTGATCAGCTTGGGGGAGCGGCGAAGAACCAGGACGGCAAGGATAGCCACAAGCAGAACGATAATGACAAGGTTCATTCTTAATAAAAGAAAACAATTTTTTCGCACTCGAAAAGTGCCTTGATCTTTTTGATAAGTTTGGTATAGTCCGCCTCAAACTCTTCTTGGGAAACTTCATACTCAAATTTCGCGAGGTCGTCTGGGGTCAGGATGACCGCCTTGTCGCACCTGTGGAGCTTTTCACGGGTCGCCCTGTTTGTTGCACAGTACTCGTCAAAAGCTGCGTTAAATTCTGCACGTGTCGGGAACGTCTTGTCCTGGTACAGATTGTTGACCCATGAATCGAGTTCAGGGAACTCTCCATAACATTTTTTGAATTTTGATTCAAAATTGTCTGTCCACCCAAGCTTCACCATGTGTTTCACACGTTACACCTTTTTAATAACATGCACTTTCGATTGCTCTGGATCTTTTTCAAATCTAAATACCATATTATGTCTCGGAAAATCATAAAATGAATCAACTGGATGCCACGCAGCATGAGGAGTATCAGATTTGAATATAACTGTTCTATTGGGTTTCATTTCAATGTTCAATATTTTTCCCATTTTTTCTTTTGGAACTTTTGTCCAGTAATTCACACCTGTATGTCCGTCTATATCTTTGGTATTCATTGTTTTAAAAATTGACGTCCCACCTGAACTTTCCTCTTCTGTATTTAAATATGTAATTGCAGTGAATTCCCCTGGTCTAACTCCATCTTTGTGTATTTGTGCCCAATCAGATGTTTTTGGCTTGATTTGTTTGAACCAATTTGTTCTGTGTGCATTATTTTCACCAAGAATTCTTTTAAATTTAAATTTGTGAACATGTTCGAGTATTTTACATACCGCGTCTGTAAATGGATATTTTTGGGGATGTATAAAGTGATGTCTGCAATCATAATAATCTATATAATTACGGGTTCCTTGAGGCATTTTCCAATTGAAAACTGGAGCGTCTATGTACACGTTTCGAAGTTTAATCCAATCTTTAAACATATTGTCAATGACAACGACGTCATCATCAACAACTTCAACTGTAAATTCTTCATTTATGGCAAATACATCATCTATGAGAATTGGACCCATTATTTATAATTTGTGATTATAATCTGAAGAGTTTTTCGCACGGGAGCTTTTGGTGAAGTTACAGTGACACAATGTTTATGTCCTTTACTCACAATCAGACCATGATTAAACTGAGGACGCTTTACTCTGTGTTCTTGACCATCTTCCCAACAAAAAAGACCCCCCCAATTCCATTCCCATTTTTCATTTAAATAAATAGTTATATGAGCACCTTCTTTCCCATTCCCATTATGTTTATCATCATGCCAATTAATAAGACTCATAGGCTGCCATTCGGTATATGTTATGCTCTGTAAATGATTAAATTGAGGATCTAAATATTTGGTTAATTGTTTGAATATTTCTTTAGCAACTGGGCAGTCCAGGTCCATATCATGAATAAGTATAGTTCCTAGTGAATCTACCGTAAGATCCTTCGTCCAAGACTGATTACTCGTACGCCACTTTCTTTCATTCTTCTGACTATATACTTCTTCATGAGCTGCTTTAATAGCGTCAAGTGTTAATACATTTTCTAAAAACTCAATCATTACTAATTTTAATCGAGTTTTTTTTAATTAAGTATGAGCCATTTTTTGAGCATACTATTTGGTTTTTTCCCTAAGGGGGGAGCAATCATATTCATGATTCTATTGAGACTCGATGGAAACTTTTTCGATCCAATCCTCAAAGGAGGTAATTTCTGTTCTTTTGGCATTACTTAGCATTCTCTGATATTAAAAATAGGTCGGTCATTGAAAGGAATACCATTGAATTGAGTAGTAGCTGCGCATGTATAAGCTCCCATATTGTCCCAGACGATCCAGTCATCATCCTGGATATTCATGGGTAAATTGAGTTCCTTGTAAATGATGTCACCTCCGTCACAGGTTGAACCGAATATTGTCATTGAAACTTCTTGTCCACTAATTTTATTCCAAAATTGATCTAGAACCTCCTTGACCTGTGGTTGGGCGTGGTCAAAGAGTATGCAGTTGAATGCGCCATACAGACTTTCACTGATGGTTATACCGGAACCTTTTGTCCCAATGACGGGTGTGTACAGTGTCATGACTTGTTCGACAAAGTAACGCCCGGGTTCGGCAATAAGTGTAATGTCTTTTGGAGCACTGATGGTTTTAGGCAATCCAGAGGCGGAGGAAAATCCCCCACCAATATCGATGATGCGAGGGTCGTACCCGTGTTCGCGTGCCAAGTCCACAGCTCTCTCAGCGGTCCGCACCGCCTCCTCAAAAACCTTAGAACTGGATGCAAACGATCCGACGTGGAAGGAAACTCCAATCACGTCAAGACCGAGCGTCCGGGCTGTAAACAACAGAACGTCCCAATCACGTTCCTCGGCGCCATACTTGACGCCGAGGTTACACCGTGCCGATGGGTCATCAGCACGGATTCTCAAAAGGAGCTTACACTCAGGGAAAACAGAAGCAATCTTTTTGAGCTCGCACACGCTATCAAACGTGGTCCGCATAACTTTCTTATCTTTCGCGAACACAATGTCGCTCACACGTTTGCACGGATTTGCATAAAGAATTCGCTCTGGCTCAACCCCCAGGTCGAGCACAGCCTGAATCTCGGCTGGGCTCGCGCAGTCAAAGTTCGATCCCATCTTGGCTAGGGCTTCGATGATCTGATTATTTGGGTTACATTTGACTGCATAATATGGTTTAATATGGGGAAGAGCCTCGGTCCACTCGTCATACACGCGCTTAAGTACTGAGAGATCGAGAGTGTAGAAGGAATCCGAGGGAGCATGTGAGCTCCCGAGACCGACCATCAAGTGGTACTTGTTCTAAAGATTTTTATTTTTATGTACCCACTTAAAACTTTCAGCACTTGTGTCTGTAATGGATTTCAACTCGGACAACAACAAGCTTAAGGAGCTTTCGTACAAGTGCATCTTTGACAAACCCTCAAAGATGTCCGGGCGTGTAGCTGCTGCTGTCCTGTACGCCGTGATCCGTGCTGGAGAGATTATCGATTGGTGGTTCCCTGTTAGAGATAGGTCCCGTCTGTAAAGTAATGGATGAACTTATTAGTAAAAATTTTGGGATCGGTGAAAGCATTTGGAATCCTAAATGCTTTGACAGGCTTTATACGATTCGCGAAGGATCAAAGGTGATGGCTGTATGTACTCTCCAGCGCTGGGGGAATAAATGGATCCTTGGGGACCTATGCGTCGCTGAGAAACGCATGGGTCTCGCGACTCGACTTGTGAATAAGGTTCTCTCAAAAGTCAAAGAGCCTATATGGGTCGATGCGAATGAAGAATCGAATGGAATCTTCGCCAAGGATCAGAGATGGCAGCAGACGTCAGAGGGTCCATGGACACCTAAAGGAAAAGCTTGGATATTCATCAAGTAAGATGGACCCCGCCATATGGGGCAACCTCCCATGGGATCTCATCGAACAAATAGGCTTGTTCGCTGATTTCGACACGCGTCGGGCGCTCGGCATTCCACCTCGAAAGCTCCCAAAGTCTGACTTTGTTCCACGACCCATCAAGCCTACGACTTGGAGATACTTTTCGGAAATAAAAAAGCTAATTTATATCAACTTCGACGAGTCGTACGACGTGTACGCGTGGGAGGTTTATGATGAAATAGAACCAGATGGCGATGCGTGGGTACAGGGGCGACATGGGAAACATAGAGGCGTTTGGCATGGACTTGACGATTACATGTATTTTGACGCACGGGCGCCGCGCTGCCCGATTCACTTTGCGGGCATACCTGAAATGTGTTAGAGACATCGAGCGTGTAAAACTCAAATGAGTTTGTCGGCTCTGTGTAAGGTTTGCCTGTACTACAATCACGGTGACAAGACGTGCGGTCGTTCCATCGTAGCTGTCAGTAAGGGAAAGGTCTACCACGACTACGCCAAGGCTGTCCGTCTCGACAAGACCAAGTGCGGACCTCAAGGCAAGTGGTTCGATGAGGTCATGGGCAAGGATGGTTTGACCAAGACGCCGGTCGATGAACTCTTCGAGTCGTTTGATATTTAAGGCTTTTTTACGTGTCTATAGGAAATGATATTTACTTGGCTAAACAACGATGAACTTCGAGAAATCGGCTGGAGCGACCATCATATATATTCGGGTCTCGTAGGTCAGGTGGCTGCATTTTTTTTCGTGAAGGACAAGGATGACGTGTACAACGTTCGGCGGCACTTTATGCATGGAACGTACGACTGTCAAGAGGACGTCACGTTTCGTGGCGAACAATGGGCGGCTCTCATCACAACCTGGATTTAAAGTCTCTCATTAAATTAATGACAAGTCGAAGCAATTTACTTTTGAAATATTTGAAGCAGGGTTCGCCAAAAGTTACGCGCCGAAATGCCCTCTTAAAAGCAACAAAAGGTCCTACCCGGCGCGAGGCACTCATGAAACTCATCGGTCCAATTCCTTACATGATCACAGGGTACAAGAATACCAAGGGTCGCCCCTTCTATGTGACTCTTAAAGGAACTTATATTATTCGCGTGAACGGCAAATCAGTGTACGGGCGCAAAGCAAATTCGTGTCATGTCCCCGTCAAGATCCGCCCGCGCAAGTGTAAGAGCAACAAGCCTTAGAGCTACCTCGCGTGTGTTACATATACCCAAATGGCTGACCGTTCCCTCATTTTCCTGCTTGACCGCTCGGGGCCCATGGAGACGTGCTGCGATGACACCATTGGCGGATTCAATTCATTCGTCAAGGATCAGGCGGCTCTCGGGGGCAAGCTCACACTGATTCAGTTTGACCACGAGATTCTAACCACCTATTCCGACGTAGATTTTTTGTTTGTTGTGCCGCTGACCACCGAGACGTTCAAGCCTCGCGGGTCAACGGCTCTCCTGGATGCGATCGGCGCAACGATCAAGTCCCCAAAGTGTAC